CTATTGCTGTAGACGGCTGGGCAGGTTACTTCCCCGTCGCCCATGCTGGCGGTGGCAACCTCGACAAAAAGCATGTAGAGCGCTGGATAAAAGACGTGGTGGCACTGCCGTGTGACAAGGTCATGCATAACGCGGCCTATGACTGCGGCTGGCTACGTGCATCAGGGTTCGAGGTCAAGGGGCGCATCTACGACACCATGCTCGCTGCGCCACTGATTGATGAGAACCGATTCAGCTTTGCACTGAACTCCCTAGGTTTTGACTACCTAAAAGAAATCAAGTCCGAGCAAGGACTAAAACAAGCGGCAAAAGACTTCGGTGTGCACCCAAAGAAGGAGCTGTGGAAGTTGCCCGCGATGTATGTGGGCGATTACGCGGAGCAAGACGCGGCACTGACACTGAAGCTGTGGCACTACTTCAAAGTCCAGCTGCGCAAAGAAGAAGTCGAATCCATTTTTGAGCTGGAGACCGACGTTTTCCCTGCGCTTATGGACATGACCTACCGCGGCATCCGCTTTGATCGCAAGAAGTGCGAAACACTGATCGGGCAGCTACAGCAACGCGAAAAGCAGTTGCATAAGGACATCAGAAGCGCCGCTGGAAGCAGTGTCGACATCTGGGCCGCAGCAAGCATCGCGCATGCCTTTGATGCATTGAATTTGCCCTACCCAAAGACCGCAAACGGCCAACCAAGCTTTACAAAAGGCTTTTTGAACGGCTGCGAGCACCCCATTGCCAAACTGGTAGTCGAAGCACGCGAAACAAACAAGACGCACAGCACTTTTTTGCAGCCATACCTTGACTTTAGCGAAAAAACCGGGCGAATTCACCCACATGTCAACCAAATGCGCTCGGATGACGGCGGAACCGTTACTGGACGCCTATCCATGGCGCAGCCAAACCTGCAACAGGTACCCGCTCGCCACGAAATCATTGGCCCCATGGTCCGCGGCCTATTTCTGCCGGAAGAAGGGCAGCTGTGGGCCTCAAACGACTTCTCGTCCCAAGAACCACGGCTCTTGGTCCACTACGCAAGCTTACTAAGCCTGCCCGGATCCGAAAGCATGGTCGATGCCTACCGCGCCAACCCCGATACCGACTTCCACCAAATGGTGGCCGATATGGCAGGTATCAACCGCAAGCAAGCAAAAACCATCGGCCTTGGGTTGATGTATGGCATGGGAAAAAACAAGCTGGCCAATGAGCTAGACCTAGACATCACAGAAGCCAGTGACCTTATTGGGCAGTTCCACCAAAACGTGCCATTCCTAAAGGGCACCGTCAATGCCGTGATGAAAAGAATAGAACACCCCGCCACAGGGGGCGCTATCCGCACACTGCTAGGACGCAAGTGCCGCTTCCCATTGTGGGAGCCCGTGGAGTGGGGCGTGAACAAGGCTCTGCCGCGTGAGCAAGCAGTTATTGAGTATGGCCAACGGATCAAGCGCGCAGGCACCTACAAGGGACTGAACCGACTGATCCAAGGCTCTGCTGCGGATCAGACAAAGAAAGCCATGCTCGAGCTGTGGAAGAACGGCAGTCGCATCGTACTGCAGTTGCATGATGAAATTGTCCTGAGCGTGGACGATAAAAAAGCCGCTGAAGAAGCGGCTGAAATCATGGTCAATGCTGTGAAGCTTGAAGTGCCAAGCCGGGTCGATGTGGAAGTCGGCCCCAGCTGGGGTGAGGCTAGGTAAAACTCTCAAGCAGCTTATCCAAGTAATGGCGGGCCTTCAAAAGGTCCGCCTTTGGTGTGCCCTTCTCCTTATAGCGCGAAACATATTTTACGATATTGCCCTCCAAGTAGCCCAGCTCGTTCGAAACAATGTAGTCCCAAGGCTGAATAGCTTTGCCCTTGTAGTGAGTGCCCGCTACCTGCGTGTCGTTGGCACTGGTGGCCGCAGCATGGACCACGGCCCGCTTCTTCATGACAGTGCGAACCTGCGCAACACGCGCAGATGTCGTTCCCAACACACGAGCAATATCCCTGTTTGGCCACTCAGGCTCGGCACCGATTAAAGCGCGGATCTTGCCGCTCATACTGCCAGCTTGTTCTATACCCATTACATCTCTCCTAGTTAAAATTACCAAGCCTCACGCCCCTGCGCATCAAGGACCCTTTCCGATTGGCTGACCGTAGTCAGCGATAAATGCGACAACGCATAAATATGCTCAAGCTTATGGCGCAAACGAAGCGCCTCATCAATCGCACTCTCCAAACGACTTCGCAAAACACGATTCTCACTGCGTAAATCCGCAACCTCAAAATCTAATTCCCTATACTCTTCATCGGTCATGCCTTGTTCCTCGGTAGTGTGTTCTTCAAGCGCACAGGCACATGGCCCGCCTTCGCCATTTGGGCCGCCCTGCTCTGAGCATTCCTGCTGTTAATAAAACTCCTGTTCCACTTGCGCAACTCCCCCTCAGAAAAAATCTTAGGTGGATGTGTAAACGGATTAGGCAAGGGTAACGGTTTTTCTGACATCTGTATTCTCCTTGTAAATCAATCTATTCCCAATACGACTTGGGCAATTTAAAAAGTCCAACGCGCCGGGGCGCGTAAACAAGGGGGCCTCCCCCGTGTACACACCCTGCGGGATAAAACGCTCCCGCTTAGCCGCAACGACAGGCGTAAACTCCTCCACCTCCTTGATGCTGTTTAGAGCATTCAATATGCGTAGGCCCGCGGGCGTTAAACCATACAGCGTCTGGTCCTCTTCGGCCGAAGAGTAGATCTTCACAGCCTCTACCCACGCACCATGGACCAAGGGCCGCATGACCTTCTCCCGCCACAAACCGAGTGCCTGTCCAGCCGTGTGCGTACGGTTGTATAACTGGCGCTGCGTCTCTTGGCCCCTCGATAGTGCCCACAGCAGCTTGTGGGCCCCTGTGCCTGCCTTAGGGGCATATGGTCGAATAACGACAACACCTGTTGCTTGCGTCTTTTTTTTCATTTATTTAGTGCCTTTCGTGATTGGTTGACTTTAAATTTCTTTTGGTTGGCTGGTAGCTCTTTCTTGGCTCTGGCGATACCTCCAGCTTTGTTTCTCTCTGAGCGCATGATAGCCTTGTCGTTGGTCAAGAACCCCTCGCCCTTGAACAGGGTAAATGCGTTTCCTGTTGATAATTTGCCTGTCATCTGAAGTGTCCTACGTTATCAAAGACCCATAAAAATACTGATGCATAACCAGCAATCATTGACAACGTGATGATGACCAGCATGTACTTTGCCCACTTAGCCATGACCTCAAGCCACGCGCTTGGGACTTGAAACTCATAGTCAGTGATTGGCTTCTCATCCCTTGGCATGCGTCGTGGGCTAATGCGTCTGCGCACCCATGCGTTAGTTCTTCTGATTTCTTTTTCTGCGCTCATGTCTTACCCCTTGCACGGATGGCTTTGGCACACCAAGTCGCCAGTACATCCTCGCCGTCGTATTCGGTGTCAAGGTCATCACACACCTTTACACATGCCTCACGCTCTGCCTTTACCGCCTCGTCTATGCGCGTGAGCCACAACGAGGCGTGCTTGTAACTGTAGTCGTCCCTGACAAGTTTGGCAAAGCGTTCAAGGGTTGAAGCGACTCCCCACACATCATCGGGGCCATCTCTTGACGGGCCAACCGTAAATCCAGCCTCACGCGCCATTGCAATAACTTCTTCTCTGGTCATTTTCTCATCTCCCGCTCGATGGCCAAGAGTCTCTGCTCAGCCTGTTTCAGTAGCCAAAGCACATCAGGCCCATTTGCTCGGGTGCTTGCAAAATACAATGAGCCGTCAGCTTCATAGCCAACAATGACCACCTCTTTTAACAGTCCTACTGCACCAGTCAGCACCGCGTCTGGGTCAAGGTCAAGGCGAGACTCGCCTTCATTAAGGCCAATGGGGAAGTCGATTAGCTTAGCCATTGTTCTTCTCCTTATTTGAATACCACTAGGGCAGATGGAAATGGGGCGTTGCTCTTGTGCCCCCCAAACTTTAAACGCCCTTTTATGAAAGTCACATCGCCGTGTATGGCGTAGTCGTGCCACCACCTAGTATCGGTTCGTGCGGGGACAAGGCAAACGATTACCGTGCCACTGCCAGCAGACTCCTTAGCCTTCTTCATCCACTTACCGATCC